GCCATAATCTCCCACGTTTCCCACTTGATCGTATCGGCCCGGCCAATCGCAGCCCGCGGGAGCCCCAGCTCCTTCATCACCCGGCAAATCCCCTCAACGTGTTTGTTTCCCAAGTTGAAAGTGTCGTCATCGAAGTAAACCGACTTGATGCGAAACTCCTTCACCAAATAGGTGAGATATTCCTTAATGTATTCTGGCGTGTAGAAACGCACCTTTCTGTTTCCGGTTCCTGTCGGGTCGTCATTCGTCATCACTGCTGGGAAAACACAAAAATGACAGCCGAACGCGCAACCCCGTGAAGCGTAAACCTGTGCCTGTGGCATGATCGGTGAATGCGGACACGCATCATGGTAGCGCCAAATCATAGAAGCATCCTGCCAAGGGAAGGGGGCCGCGTTCATTTCTTCCTTCGTCAGCATTTCAAAAGGAATCTTGGGCTTACTGTTCACACCACATGGACGCTTGGGCATCCGGGAGAGACGAAAGAGCAGATGAAGCAGACAATGGAGTTTATCAAAACGGTTCCTATTGGGTTTTTGAAGGGTCGCACGTTTAACGCTTCTCTTCTCATCGTAGACGAGGCCGAAGACCTCTCCGTGCAGGAGATTCTTCTATGTATGACACGTTTGGGTAAGTTCTCTAAGATGTTGATAATCGGAGACTTTGATCAAGTAAATGTTAAGAGCAGCGGCTTCCAACGAGTTTATGATGCCTTTGATTCCGCCGAGTCTCAAGAGCGGGGTATTTACTGCCTCCCATTTACTCATGAAGACATTATGCGCAACAAGGTCCTTCAATATGTATCGGAAAAATTCAAACATATTTAACTATTCCCGGTAAAAAACCCATTTTGATGTGTATTATAGGTATATGTCAAAATATCTAGTATACCTCATCACGAATACGGTCAACGGTAAAATATATGTAGGTCGCACTCGAACTACGCTCTTAAAAAGATGGAACGTCCATAAATCTCACGCAAGATATGGAGAAAAGTATACCAAGACATCAGGCAAACGAGTGGGCCAAAGCTATTTATACAATTCCATGCGAAAACATGGCGTTGAAAACTTCAAGATAGAGATTATTTACGAAGCTAAAGATAATCGAGACATGGTAGAATCTGAGGCTCGACTGATAAAATCCTATAGGTCAAACGACTTTACCGTAGGATACAACCTCGTTATTGACAAATATGATAAAGGTAGTGGTCTAGAATTTATGTCGCAAGAATTTAGAGAAAAACGATCAAAATCGACAAGGATTAATCGCTATAATTATCCTACTGGGGTGATATGGGACAGGCATCGAAATAAATGGAAAGTTTGCATAAACTATCTTGATAAAAAAATTATAAAACGAGTGGACAATGAGACGGAGGCAAAGAAAATGGCAGACAGAATTCGTCTTTATTGGTTTGGTTCAGAAACACCTATCTATTTCCCGGAAAATTTACAAGAATATCTAGCCGAAGACTTAAAAAAATATGTTACCGAGCTAGAATTTAAAAAGCCCACAAAGTTAAAATCAACAGGTGTTAATTTCGTAAATAACGAGTTTTTAGCAAGAATAACAACAAAATCCAATAAAAGAATTTATATTGGAACCTACAGAACCGAGCTTGAAGCCGCGTTGGCTTATGACAAAGTATGTGTTTATCTTAACAAAAACACGAGATTAAATCATCCAGATATGGTAAACGATGCATATTTTAACGAGGGGGAGCGCATTTTTTTAACCTATTCTAATCCTAAGCGTCAAATAATTCGTAAAAACGGCAAAACTTCTAAATATAACGGCGTTTCATTAAGATCTGTGGGGACGTGGGATATGTGTCTTATCATCAATAAGGTTAGATACAGAGAACATTTTAGAACCGAAATTGAAGCAGCAAGGGCTCACGATATTCTCATTCGTAAGTATAATGGCAATTTGAATCGACTGAATTTTCCCGACGAAGTGATTGCAGATAAGTCTGAGTGTATACCTATCGCCCAATGACCTATAAAGCCGCATATCTCCAACTCATCAAAGAAATCCGTGCGACGGGTTGGAGCGTGCGGCATATTAGATTGTCTGATGCGTATGGACAAATCTATGTAGCTAAACGACTTATAGAGATTGAATCTAATCAGTCTTGGAAGAAAAAATTGGGAACGCTATGCCACGAATGGGTTCATTCCATTCAATCGGAGGAGCCTCAATGGAAACGTTTCTTTGCTGACGGTCCTTTACCTGATACTCCTGCAAACCGCCGCTATGTTATTGCCGCCGAGATAGACGCCTCGCGCCGCGCCAAGAAAAAATGTAAGAAGCTTGGGTTCCCAAACGTTTACTTTGGGGAACTGGACCCTAAACAACTAAAATATCTTAAACCCCTATGGTTTAAGTCTTATTTGATAAAACCCAAGAAAACTCGTGTATAAAGCAGCGTCTTAACTTAACTTACTTTACTATGCCCGGAACATCTTCTCGCGACCGATTCTACGCTGCTCCTCCTCAAGCTCACTCTATTGCCATGCAATATGGTTGGAGCCCCACCGCTACCACGCCCGGTATGCCCACCACAACAGGATTGTGGACGCCTCTTAGCGTCAATCCGGACGGGACTTTAAATATCAACCTTAGTGGAATTGCGTTTTCGGGCGAATTGAACGTCGAAAATAACGTATCTATTACGGGACAAACCATTCCTCTTTATGTCACCGGTAATTTCTCTAATCCTATCGGAGTTACTGGTATTAATCTAGATGCTCCAAGTGGCTATACTGGTGGTCGATTCCTTTCTGTAGGTGGCCGTGCGGTTAATTCCGACACCTTCATGCCACAGTATACTTCAGGTGGCAATGCTGAGACCAACTTTGACAAAGATAACGGTGGTCTTTTGGTCAATCAGGGCTGTCTTAACAAAGATATTGATAATGTTACCGTTTGGTATTCGGGCGGCGCGGTCGCTAACAATACGTCTCTCGGTTCTTTCGGAACCAACACTCCTACCAACGGTATTCTTTTTAACGCTAATTCAAGTCGCACCGAGCTTTTCATTCAAGCTATGGGAACGGGTATTCCTACCTATGTAAAATTCGGTGATCCTGCAAGCGCTCAAAGCTTTTCCATTCTCCTCAACCCGGCGACGGCGGCGGGGCGAGCGGGTGATTCCTTCCGCGATGAACGTTGGAGAGGATTCGTTTATGTATCGGGCGGCGCAGTCTCCGCGTTTGAAATCTAATTAGTCTATAAGATTTTCTTATGGGAAGACTAATGAAAAGCCGGTTAATGCGGGGCGCGTTGACTTTTAATCCTACGGATTTGCCGAATTTGGCAGCGTGGTATGATGTTTCGGATGCTTCAAGCTTCAAAATGGATACGTCTAATCGCGTTTCACTTCTTTCTGACAAAAGCGGGAATTCAGCGGTGAATTGTTTAGTGTTGAATGGGGCGACCGGAAACTATGCGAGTTCTCCGGATTCGGCGGCGCTGGATATTGTGGGGGATATTGATTTGAGAACGCAGGTGGCTCTGGCAGACTGGACTCCGGGAATTGCAATGGTGCTCCTTTCTAAGTTTGTCGGGTCCGGGAATCAGCGGTCTTGGTCGCTTAGAATTGAAACCAGTGGAGCCATTCTTTACCAGTGGTCCACGACTGGAGCGGACCAATTAGCAGCGGCATCAACCGCTAACCCATCCGTCTCCGACTTAGGGACAATCTGGATTCGCGTTACTCATGACGTGAATAATGGTGCGGGTGGAAATACGGTTACTTTTTTTACATCGGCAGACGGCTTAACTTGGACTCAACTTGGCGCTGCTGTTGTAGCTGCCGGAACAACGTCTATTTTTAACTCAATCTCTCCAGTGGAAGTTGGTTCTCGCGGCGCTGGCACCGACCTTCCTATGGTCGGAAGAAGCCTTCGCGCCCAAATCTACAACGGAATTGATGGAACTTTAGTATTTGACGCCAATTTTGCTCTCGCCGCTAAACTCGCGACTTCTTTTAAAGAATCTTCCAGCAATGCGGCCACTGTAACTATCAACACCTCCGGCGCAACGGGCGCACGGATTAGCGGGGAGAGAGACCTTTATCAAGGAACGGTGGCGAATCAGCCGGTGTATTTGCCGTATTCTGGGACAAAGTATGCGTATTTGAATGGTGTGGCTGGGAACTATTTGAGCGCGCCAGATTCGGCGGCATTAAGTATAACGGGCGACATTGATTTGCGTTGTGAACTTGCGATGAACGATTGGACGCCGGTTGCATTTACTATTATACTTGCCAAAGACGATACGGGGTCTGTTATATCATACTATTTAGCAGTAAACACAACTGGAACTCTTGTGCTTATGCTATCACAAGACGGATCGACTCCAGTTAGCGCAAACAGTAGCGTGGCCACGAGTTTTAGCGACGGAATGAAAGGGTGGATTCGAGCGACGTGGAGAACGAGCGACGGACGTGTTCAGTTCTTTACCTCAGTCGATGGTAACACTTGGAACCAACTCGGAACAGACCAAACGATTGCGTTAGCATCAATTTTCAACAGCACGGGCACACTTAATCTAGGTGCGCGTGCGAACGGAACTTCGGGGCCACTCGCTGGCAACATCTACCGCGCCCAAATCTACAACGGAATCAACGGCACACTTGCTTTTGATTTTAATCCGGCGACCTACACCACGGGCAGCACTCTGCTAGACTCCTCTGCCAACGCCGCTACCATCACCATCAACGGCGGTGCGATGATTGTCACGGCTCCCGCGCTTTATTTCGATGGCTCAAACGATTATCTAAAAGCCCCTCCATTTTCGTTGAGTCAGCCGGAAACAATTCAATTTATTGGACAACAGATGACGTGGACCGCAAACGACAACATTTACGATGGAAATGCAGCGGCTAACCGCATGTCGCTTTATCAGCAATCCAGTTCGCCAAACCTAATCAACTATGCTGGAACTAACGGCGCTCCAAACGCTGGACTAGCCCTTAAAACTCGTGGTTTACTCTCTTCTGTTTTTAACGCGGCTTCGTCCGCTCTTAGAGTAAACAAAGGCACCCTCGCGACGGGAAGCGCGGAAACCCAGAATGGTAGCGGATTCGTGCTTGCGGCAGGTTTTAACGGCACAGTGCCTTCTAACATCACCACCAACGAAATAGCCATTTATTCATCCGCACAAACCCTCGCAGAACTCAATCGATTCGCCGACTATATAGGTAAAAAATGGTCAATAACCCTCTAATCTAATCCCATGCCAGAAAGCGCATTTATCTCTTCTCGTATTTTCCGTCAAAGAGCCAACAAGACTCGTAAAATGGTCTCTCCCCTCCTTTTCAATCCTACCAATTTGCCAAGTTTGGCGGCGTGGTATGATGTTTCGGATGCGACCTCGATGAAGATTGATATGTCAAATAGGGTAAGTTTGTTGGCGGATAAATCTGGGAATTCGGCGGTGAATTGTTTGGTGTTGAATGGGTCAGCGGGGAATTATGCTTCGTCGCCGGATTCGGCTGCGCTAGATATTATTGGCGATATTGATATTCGTGCTTTTGTATCCATGAACGATTGGACCCCCGCTTCAGTCAGTTATATCGTATCCAAATATAACACGAGTAACAACAGGTCTTTCCGATTCGGTGTTTCTACCGGTGGAGAATTGAGCTTTGGTTTGTCGAGCAACGGAATCGCGGTAACTAATGTTTCTTCGTCAATTCCGACAGGATATACCGACCTTACGAGCAGATGGATTAGAGCGACGTGGAGACAGAGCGATGGGCGCGTTCAATTTTTCACTGGGTTAGATGGTATAAGTTGGACTCAACTAGGCACAGACCAGAGCATTGTTATTGGGTCAATATTTTCTGGAACAGCGACCCTAGAAATTGGGTCGTTTGATAGCGGAGCGGCTTCTCTGCTTTCTGGTAGAGTTTATCGCGCTCAAATCTACAACGGAATTGCCGGAACACTAGTATTCGACGCCAACTTCTCCCTCGCAGCCAAGCTCGCGACTAGTTTCACGGAGTCCTCAAGCAACGCAGCTACCGTCACCATCAACACCTCCGGCGCAACCGGCGCACGCATTTCTGGGGAGAGAGACCTTTATCAGGGAACCGTAGCGAACCAGCCTGTGTATTTGCCGTTTACTGGAAGTAAGTACGCGTATTTGAATGGGACTAGCGGTAACTATTTGAGCACGCCGGATTCGGCGGCGCTGGATATCACGGGTGATATTGATATTCGCGCACAAGTGTCGCTGATTGATTGGACACCCTCCGTGATTAATCGCATTGTTTCTAAAAGAACGGCAGCGCAGGAAGCATATTCGATACACGTAAACACTAGCGGAAGAATTGTTTTCGAGTGGTGGGATTCTACCTCGACATTGTTTTCTCGCGACAGCACCGTATCACCAACCATAGCCGATGGAGCGACTTTGTGGATTAGGGTTACACTTGACGTTGATAACGGGGCATCGCAGGCAATACTGATATTCTATACGTCAAATGATGGGGTAATTTGGACTCAACTTGGTTCTACGATAACGATAACATCAACAACCTCTATCAGAAATACTACGGCCCCGCTAGAACTTGGAACTTGGGGAACTGGCACCACACAGCCAATGAGCGGCAACTTCTACCGCGCCCAAATCTACAACGGTATCAACGGCACCCTCGCCTTCGACTTCAACCCCGCGACTTACACCACGGGTTCGACTCTGACCGACTCCAGCGCCAACGCCGCTACCATCACCATCAACGGCGGCGCGATGATTGTCACGGCCCCCGCTCTCTACTTTGACGGAAGCAACGACTACCTCAAGGCCCCTCCGTTTGCGCTGAGTCAGCCGGAGACAGTTAACATTGTTTTATCACAAGCCACTTGGACTGCCAACGAATACTTTGTTGATGGTGGGGTTAACGGAATTAGCGCGGTAATTGGTCAGCCTAACGCGGGTTCAAGCCCGCAGGTGAATGCTTACGCCGGAACTAACAGTTCGTTTATTTCCACGTTTTCTCTTAAAACAAGCGGATTACTGTCAGCCGTATTTTCAGGCGCATCTTCGGTGTTTAGGTATAATAAAAATACGGCAGTAACCGGCAATTTTGGTTCGGCTACGTCAAACGGAATCACGGTTGGGGCAATTGCGGCAGGACTCGCAAATTGGGCAAATTTCTCGACCAACGAAATAGCCATCTATTCCACCGCTCAAACCACCGCGCAGCTCGACCAATTCGCAACCTACGTCGCGAGCAAGTGGGGTTTTAGCGTCTAATCTTACTCTTATGCAATATCTCATCTATTCTACTCTAGAAGAGGCAATCCGTGCTGATTCTATTGCTTTTTCTCATCTCAAACAATCCTCCAACGCTCAAGGCGGCTCATGGTCCGGAATCTTTACCAACGGTAAGGATTTTGCCATTCTTTTCGATTCTTGTATTGCCGGAGCCTTTCCGAAAGAAGATCCGGTAGAATCCGAGGATTACGCTGCGTATGCTCCCGAGGTTATCGAGTCTGAGATTAAGGAAGATGTTAAGATCGATACAGAAATGATGGAGGTCGCCGTAAAACCCGCCGCGCCGATTAAAAAATGAAGAGACTATTAACATATCTTATACCGTGTTTCATGCTCTTCGCATTAGGCTGCGAGACTACAAACACCGTTGTCGCGCCCGAAGGTCCCAAGGTGACCGAACTCCTCGCCGCCAAGGACAAGCAGATTGATGGATTGGTCGCTCAAGTAAAGCGCGAACAAGAACAGCGTAAAGCCGAACAGGAGGCCGCATCCCTCGCTGCCGCGAATTTCGAGTCTATCCTTTTTGCCGCCGAGCACTTGAACCAAGGATTGCCCCGAGATGCCGTTGAGGCTGAGGCTAAGTTGGGCAAAGAACGTTCGCCCGCGCCCAAGGCCGAGGAAGTAGCGAAGGGTAAAGATCGGGTAATCGCTATCCTCAATGAAGAGGTTGCCAAGACTAAGAAACTCTATGACGAAGCGTATGGTCAAGCCTCGCAGGCCAAAAAAGAGATTGAAAACCGTGATGAAGTGATTAGGCAAAAGGCGGCAGAAATCTCTATGCGCCAGCAGGATATAGTGCGTCTTGAGCAAGAAAAAATTTTGGAACAGGATAACGCAAAGAAAGCTCTCCAAGCGGCTATTGATAAGAAAGATGCCGAAATCGCTCGTATCAAAAATGAAGCCGAGGAAAAGCATCGTAACTGGATGTTGAATCTCCTCGGTTACGGTAGCGTCGGCTGTATCATCGTAGGCATCGGTGTAATCGCTCTCACCAAGGGGCTCGCGTGGGCGCAGGGCGGCTTACTTATCCTCGGCGGTTCTCTCTGCATCTTCATCAAAACCAGCATTAACATCGTGATTAGTCAACCATGGTTTCCCTACGCGGCAGGCGTTGTCGGCCTCATTATTCTTGGCGGCGGCGGATGGGCTATCTATCACCTTTGGAAAACAAACCAACTTCACTCCAAGGTCTCGGCGGCACTTCAAGATTTGCGCGACGAGGCTACCGCACAAGGATCTAAGCTATGGGAGTCGGTTGAACCCCATCTTAAATATCGTCTAGGAGATAAGGAAAGCTTCTGGGGTAAAGCGCAAATGGCCACGTTAGGAAAACTAGGTCTTATTGATGAGGCGGGTGAAAAGAAGCTGGAAGAAGAACCTTCCACCCAACCAGTTGACGCTCAACCTCCAATCAGTTAATATCCAGTATAGGAGATTCTTATGCCAACCGCTTACTGTCCTCACTGTTCCAAATCTCACGCTTACACCTTGTCCAAACCGACCGAATGTGTAAAATGTGGTAAGTCTTTTGTTAGTGCTTTTAAATCCGCAACCGCACCTATACAGGCTCAGGTCTCAAATCCTGTTGACTACACCCCGGTTTATGCTTCCGAAGAAGAGGAAGACGCGGCTATCGACATGGATGTTATCAAAGCCCGAGCGCGTCAGATGGCGCGTAGTATTAGCGCAAGTGATTTTATTTTTTCGGTTGATACCTCATCGGCGTCTCAAAAACTTGGCAGTCTCGTACAAACCAAGAACTCCGAGGAGTCTGTTTAATGCCGGATAAAACCCTGCTTTTTACCGAGAAATATCAGGAAATTGAGGAAATTGTCAATCGGCGACGCGGGTCATGGACACTAACCTCTATTCTTGAGTGGCAAGACGTTTTTTCTATTCTTATCACGCGAGTATGGAAGAATTTTGGAGCTTACGATTCTAGTCGTCCGCTAGATAGATGGGTCAATACCGTAGTTTCAAACGAATTAAAAAACTTGGGTCGCCAGCATCTTTACAAACATGCTCGCCCCTGCGTAAATGCAATGGGTTACGGCGAATCTTGCGCGTTTAATCGCGGTGGAAACGTTTGCTCTAAAACCCCTTCACGCACTCAATGTGCGGAGTGTCCGGCATATAAAGCATGGCAAGAAAAGAAAGAGTCTAAGTTTAACGTGTCAACCCCGCTCTCTCTGGAAAACCATACTGACGAGTCCAAAAATCGGTTTTGTGACTCAATTGATATTCCTAGAGCAAAAGAGATTATTGACGCCAAAATTATTGCCAAGTTAGACAAGAAGGAAGGGCGTTTATACAAATATTTGTTTATCAAGCATTACTCGCCGGAAAAAGCAGGTAAAAAAATGGGATTTAAACTTCAGAAGAATAGTAAAATCCCCGGCTATCTCATTATTCGTAAATTTCAGATAAAAGTTGTGGATTTGGCTAAACAAATTATTGAAGCGGAGGGATTGACATGAGTCAAGAAGATAAAAACGCGCCATTTATCGTTTCTGAGGATTTGCCAATATTATCTCCTGAGCAAGAAAGTATCACATTAGCTAATTGGCAGATGGATATGCGTCAATTGGTTCCGCTGGTGAGCGGGGTTAAGGGAATTGATGGGCGTTCTAATTGGGGCAAGGCCATCAAACTCTTTTTAGTTGGTCAGGGTAAGACGACTAAAACTTCTAAAAAGGACGTGCGGGGTGAGGTTGAGCTAACTCAGCAACAAAAGTTGTTTATCGATACTAATTTTGAGAATTTACCCAAAATGACAGAACTGATGAGGATCTTGTTTCCCGAAAAACAAGTCCATCCATCTCTGTCAAATGAGGCTCGTGCCGTAAGCAAATATATTCGAGTTTTTCATCGTGAATCGGTAGATTTGTGGAATGAGCCCGTGGAAGAACGTGAGTATCGACCGCCCGTCAACTTAGGCATGATGATCGGGCGGTGCAACGAATATATCCTTAATCCGGTCGACTACAACAAGGCTCTTTACGATCCCGGCAAGCTCAAACCTTACGATGAGAAAAATTTGCGGGCGCTAGTGAGTTATTTGCGCACGCCGCGATTTATATATCAAGCAACTCAGTATACCAAACTCGTTGATCGTCGTCTCTTTGAATCGACTTTTATTCGTTTTACCCATGATAAGGCGTCTGAGTTGAACGCGGGCGAGGTAGATCTTTATATCGCGGCGGCAACCAAGACTATTGCGATTACTAGGTTGGAGCGGAGTATCGAAGGACTAGAGGAACGCGCTCAAAGTGCTTTATCGGGTGAGGATGATAAGGACGGAAACAAAGTTAAGCTTTCTCAATCACTGGTCGAACTAATCAACGAATCTCACACCAAGGTTAACCAATATGCGGCACAACTCAAACAGTTGATTGAATCGTTGGAAGGCGAACGCGCCAAGCGTATCAGCGCGAGAAATAATCGTAACTCCTCCGTGCTCAACCTTTTCGACGCTTGGCTCCAAGAGGAATCAAGAAATCAACTTATCCAACTCGGCATTGCCGAAAAAGACGAGGACGCGGCGGAAGTAAAGAGAATTAAGGGTATGAGTGACGTGCTCGGTATTATTGCCGGTCACCACGAGTTGGAGGCATCGAACTAACATGATTAAATGCGAATTTGACGATACCATGCATGAAAATCGCGAGGACCTTCACGCTTATTTGAGGCATTTGCGTATTAAGCAAGCCGATTATTATCAACAATTTCATCCTCGCTTTGATATTCTTACGAAAGAACCGATCCCATTCAAAAACGTGGAGCAGTATTTTAGTCAAGAATTCAAAGACAAAAACTCGCTCAAGAAATGGATTAAATTGAATCCTGAAAAGGGTAAGGAATGGGCGATTAACTGGTTGTGTAATCGTAAAAAAGATAAAGGCTTGATATATGCGCCTACTCAGGTGGAATTGCGGTCACTATTTTGCCCATCCATGCCTTATTACGATTCTATCGGTGGATACTACGCTATTACGGCCAGCTTAGGATTCACGCCCCGTTTTACCAACGAAACACCCTCTTTCATCCCACTCCCTGCCGCCGCGAAGATTATTGAAGATACTCGTGAGCAAAAAGCGTTGGATTTGAGTGTCGCAACGGTATCCAAGAAGGTGGACGAGGGTGATTACGCTCTTTCCGCGCCTTACGATAAAGGTGTTTATGTGGAAAGGAAGAGTTTAATGGACTTTATTGGAACCATGTCGGGTAGAAAAATCAAACGGAAGAAAAGTCAAGATAGCTCGCTTGAACGGTTTGATAGAGAACTTGCACGCGCCGCTGCAAAAAATCACTATATCGTTATGCTGGTTGAATCCGACATTAACACTTCCCTCGGCTTTGATCATCTTCCTCATATCAAGCGTCGCACGAATATTAGCTCCGCTTACGTGTTTAAGAATCTACGCGACCTTCTTGTCAAATATCCCCTTTCTTTCCAAGCGGTCTTTGCTGACGGGCGCGTGGACGCGGCACAGAAACTCGTGCGTATTTTTGAGATGGGTGAGCAAGTTAGAAAAATTGATTTACAAAACGCGGTAGAAAGGAGACTTCTCTAATGGATTGGGAGAACGGACCAGCATTGACTAGCCCAATTGTTGATTGGAATCGAAAGTTCCAAACCGAGCTTGTCGGCGAACTCCACGAAGATGTCGCGCGCAAGACCTTTGGCAAATTCCTCATGCATAACATTGGGTTTTTGGTCGAAATTCTCACCGGCTTCAAACTCCGCCCATTCCAACGTATTCTTATCAAAGGTTGGCTCGCTAAAAACTACAGCATGACCATCGCGTCTCGTGGTTTGGGTAAAAGCTTTCTAGTCAGCCATTTCTGTTATCTCTACTGTTTGATGAATCCGGGCAAGCATATCGTCATGGTCGCCCCAACCTTCCGTAGTAGCCGCAAAATTCTTGAAAACATTGACGGGTGGTCCCAACGACGTGCTCGCCCAGAACTAGGTGATCCGGGTGGCCGTTTACTCCGTGAGACATTCGCCAAAGATATGGAAAAAAAGCAAGACATGTATAAGATTACGTTTACGAACGGATCTACGATTGTTGCTTTACCTTTGGGCGATCCTGACAGATTGCGTGGTTTTCGTTGTAGCGTGCTAATCATTGACGAAGGCTTGATGATTCCTCAAATCACCATCGACACCGTTCTCAAACCTTTCTTGTTTGCCGTGCCTGAAGAAGAATCTATCCGCCGCTCACGTATACGCGAGCGCGAGCAGCGTGAGATCGCAGAAGGACGTAGAAAGCCTACGGATATTGCTATTTTTGAATCGCAGGCCAAAATGATTATCATTTCTTCCGCTTCTTATGCTTGGCAAGATTTATACGCGCTCTTCAAGAAATATATCAAAATTATTTCGCAAGATCAGGACGTTCTCAAAGAACTGGAAAAAGATTCGACTAGCAAACACAATCTTGACGGCAAAAGTGCTACTTATCTAGTCCATCAGCTTTCATGGAAGTTGGCTGAAAAAGACTTCGTGGATAAAGCCGCGCGAGAAGAAATCGAGAGCGGGATGTATTCGGAAAGCACGGTTAAACGTGAATTTGAAGCACAGTTTGTCCAAGATTCGGATGGCTATTACAGTGCTAAAAAAATGGAAGCTTGCACGTTTGAAAACGGTAAGGACCCGCATATAGAGATTGTAGGAGAGAAGGGCGCGGAGTATGTGTTGGGTATTGACCAAGCAGTTGGCGATTCGGAAACGGGTGACCATTTTGCTATGTGCGTGTTGAAAATCATGGAACAGGTTAAACCTGACGGAACAAAAAAGAAAGTTGGTGTCGTAGTTCACCAATACGCTGAGGTCGCCGTGGATTTAAAAGACCATGTTAATTATCTCTACTATCTTCTCAAACGATTCAATATTGTCTACATTGTTTATGACGCTACGGGCGGTAAAATGATGGCGTTTATTAACGTCTGTAACGAGTCTGAAACCTTTCGGTTTAACAAGGTCGAACTCAAACACATTGAGGCCGATTTTGCCAAACAAGACTTGAGTGATATCGCCTCCCAAGTCCGCGCTGGTTACAACAAGATGGACATGAAAATCGTTCATCCTCAAGTATTTAACTCAGACTTCCTGCGCGCTTCCAACGAACATATGCAGGCTAGCTTTGATCGAAAAACCCTTCTGTTTGCCTCCAAGGCTACCGCACACGGATCGGCCATGACTCTTTTGCGCGAACAGGATATCGGAGATATTCTCAGAACCCACCCTTCGTTTTATGACCAAAAGCTTCCGGGCGAACGAGGAAGTATTGACAATTTTATTGAACAGCAAGACAGTTTAATTGAGCTGGTAAAGCGTGAATGTGCATTAATTGAAGTTACGGCTACTCCTCTCGGACTTCTCCAGTATAACATTCCTCAAAACATGCGACGTGGGAATAAAAAGAAAAATAGAGTGCGTCGAGACAACTATAGCGCGCTTCTTTTGGCCAACTGGGGTCTAAAGGTTTATTTGGATTCACTCGATTTACCGTTTCAGGAATTTGGGCCAGCCTACAACATGGGACCAGTTTAAAGTCACTTTAAAAGTTAAAATTGTGACTTTTTGGTGTATCTAAGGGTCACATGGCTCGCTCTTCTACTCGCAAATACGTTAAGAAAGATAATAACTACTGGAACGCTCGTAAACAAGGCTTTCAACCCCTTTCAACGACCCCCTCACAAGGCGAGGCTTTAGGAGGATTTGCTCCGGAGTTTGATGATAACGAGCATTTTACCGCGACGGCGGCGTGTAATCCGCGAGGAGGAAGTGGCTCGACTTATCGTGACCGTCCTGCCGCGTCTATTCAAGACGTAGATCCATTTCCAAATATTAGTGCCGGTGTTCTTCCTTATACGCAAAACGGAGGATACTACTCGATGGGCGCGGCGATTGATACGGCGGTTTTGGCTTATTTTAACGTAGCCATTGTTCGTAACACAATTAATCTTTATCAAGATTTTTCAGTCTCGCCTCTTCATATCAAAACAAACAATAGGACGGTGAAGAAATTCTTTACCCAATGGTTTGAAGCGATTAATCTAAGCAGCCTAATGTCTCAGTATTTCCTAGAGTATTATCGCTCAGGCAACGTATTTCTCTACAAATTCAACGGTAAAATTACTGACGATAAATTCAACTCTATGCAGACCGCAACAGCGGCAAAGAAAAAAGAGTTGCCGATTAGATATATCATTCTAAACCCGTCTCAGATTTACTTGCAGCTTGGACCGACTTACGATTACAACTTTTCGAAGATGTTGTCTACTTACGAGTTGCAACGCCTACGTAATCCACAGACTCCCGAAGATAAACAAGTTTTTAACGATTTTCCAAAAACTATCCAGCAACAAATCAAGACCGGAGGTGCGATTCCTTACGTTTACGCACCGCTAGACACCAACCGTTTATACTACACCTTTTATCGTAAACAGAGCTACGAACCTCTCGCAGTTCCGATGGTATTCCCCGTGTTAGGGGATATTGAATTCAAACTGGAACTGAAAGCGATGGACCGGGCGTTAGCCCGCTCAATGGAGCAAATGATGTTATTGGTCACGGCGGGTGAATCGGTGGACAAAAATAAGGGAACTCCCGCGTATAACCCTCAGAACTTCGAAACGCTCAAACAAATGTTTAAGAACCAAACGGTCGGGCGTGTGCTTGTGGCTGATTGGACTGTTAAAGCTGATTGGAAGATTCCTGATTTGAAAGAGTTGTTGGGCGAAGCTAAATATGCGCGAGTCGACCGGGATATCCGTGAAGGACTTCAATTCCTCTTTTTTGGGGATGAAAAATTTGCTAACGCTTCAGTTAAAGCTAAGGTATTTATCGAATCCCTACGCGAAGGACGCCGTGCGTTCCTTGATGATTTTCTTCGTCCGGAAGTAAAGAAAGTCTGCGAAACGATGGGATTCAAGAATGTTCCCAAATTAGAATTCGAAGAAATAGATCTGGGCGACCAAACCGCTCTTCAACGCCTATTTCTTCAAATGGCTCAAACCGGTCTTCTTACCGATACCGAATTGAATCAGGCTTTAAAAACGGGCATTCTTCCCGACAAAGAATCTTCATTGGAAAATCAACGCGCCTACAAGAAAGAAAGAGACGAAGGTCTTTATATGCCTTTGGTTGGTGGCGGCAAAGAGTCTGGCGCAGATGGTCGTCCTACCGGAACAGGAACTAAAATGCCCAACAAAAAAGTTGGAAAGATAGGAACTAAGGCGAGCAAAATTAGCGGGGATAGAATGGTTAAAAGTATTTTTGCCATGAATGCCGTTCAAGCCGAAGTTGAAAGTGCTTACAAGAAAATGTATAAAAAGTGGCTTAAGGACAACGGGCGTAAGGACTTAGACGAGAATCAGAAAGAGGTCGCTCAAATGGTCGCAAAATCTATCATTCTTAATGAGCCGGAAGACAAATGGATGGAATCTGTCGCATCCTACGTTAAGTCTCCCAAAGAGTATCCTGAGGAGGTCGGGATAGCGCTCGATCAAATCGGCGCAGAATTTGATGTCGATCCTTGGCAGGCTATTATTCTTTATCGCAGCCAAATTGAAGAAAGCTAATCTGCTGTAAATTCGGTGTATAGCATCCGATATCATGGATTTAGACAATATTCAAACAACGAGCTTTGCAGCTTCAAACATTCGGCTTATTGAGCCTTCGGATAGTGATCTGATTGAGGCTAAAGCCTCGTTGGATAATCTGAAAAGTCTTTTGCCCGATGATATCAACCCGAATGACGAGCCCGCGCTGCTTTTTGTGGCAGGTAATCTCGCGGTTGCGGGAATGATTAATCTAAACGATGACGGCGTAGATATCGAAACGTCAATTCGCACGCACAAAAAATTTGAAAAGCAACAGATTAATATTGAGCACTCCCGCAAAACAGTTGTAGGATATATCATTAAAGCAGGTTTATCAGAAATTGGCTCAGACCGTATTTTAACTGAAGAAGAGGCGAGAAATCTTAATAGTCCTTTCAACATCTGTGTTGTTATTGCCTTTTGGAAGGCTGTAAATAAAGATCTGTGTAATTACATCGTTGAGGCATCTAATCCTTCCAATCCTAAATATAAAGACCTATCTCTTTCGTTTGAAATGGGATTTGGGAAGGAAAAATACTACATTATAGCTCTTCCTCCCGAAGATGAAGAGATTGCTCATGCCGTCAAAATTATTACGCCGGAAAACGAGGATTTTGAACTGTGGGCCAGCCATTTAAAAGCGAATAAAGGAGACGGATTAGATCCTTACGGCTCAGGCAATCGCGTCTATCGACTTATGCCGCCAGATGTTGTGCCGTTGGGCGGGGGTGTCGTAGAACAGCCTGCTGCGGCGGTTAAAGGTTTGACGGTAATTGATGAAATACCTTCGGAAAACCTTCCAAAACCAGAAGATGAAGAAAGTGACGAAAAGGATGAGGAGGATGAAGACGAAGAAAAGGAAGATGACGAATCAGAATCCTTTATCAAGCCTGACTTTAGCAATATCCGGGCCGAATTAAACCGTTTTATCCAAATCGCAGATAAATTTGTTGCGGCAAGTATAATTTACAAAAAAACCGGTGTATCTAAATCACAACTCATTAACCCATCTAATATGAAACAAGCAGAACTCAATGCTCTTAAGGAAAAAGCCGGAAAGGCTTCTACTCAGGAAGAAATGCAAGAAGTGGTAGCCAGTGTTCCCTCCATTGTTGAAGCAATCCTTCAAGAAAGCGAACGTCTCCACAAAGAAAGTCAGGACAATAAAATTTTGGCGGAAAAACTGTCCCAAGAAAAAACGGAAGCTCTTGCTGCCGCTGAAACCGTTAAAACGGAAATTGAGGCACTTAAGGCAAAGCTCGCTGAATTACAAAACGCTCAAATTGCTTCTGCCGCTCAAGCCGCTTTTGACGCTCGTATGGGCGTGATTGACGAGACCTTCGAGTTTGATGACGAAGAGAAGGGTTATATCGTTCAGGAAATTCGTGATTTGGATGACGAGGCTTTTGCCAAGTGGATGGACAAATCCAAGAAGCTGATGAAAGAAAAGACTAAGGCAGCTAAAAAAGAAAAAATGGATAAGATGAAAGAAAAGAAAGACGAAATGTGCGCCGCGCTCGCCGCGAAGGGCATTACTCTTCCTTCTAAAGATACTGAATATAGCATTGAGGAAGTCATCGCCTCAGCACTTGCCAACCCGATTTCTACTCCAATTCACAACGAAATCGTTGCCCGCCAGTCTCTCGCTGAAAAAGCTAAAGCAGCTTTCTCCGACATGACAATCGGCGGAAAAAATCTTAGCGAAATTAAAGCTAAAGAATAATATTTTATAAAATCACAAAACTTTTGTGTATAACAAATTAACCCACCTATAAGGAAAAATAATTATGTCAGACGGAATCCTCACTCAAGGTAAACTCTTCCCGTTGCGCGACTATTCCAGCCACGAGGTTAGCAATCGCTACGCTCTGGATGGAACTGGTCTCAACGGTTTGTTTGTTGCCTATGTAACTGGTAATCAGAACCCCGACAACGGGGATGGTTACTCTAATCAATCGGTTGGTGCTAGCTACACCAATACCTTTAGCACGCTTTATCTCAACAATCGTCGGGTTCGTCCTGCCACGGCTGGTGACACGAAGTATGCTGTCGCTGGCGTGACCCTTAATACGGTCGCGATTTATGATGAAAACGGTAACAAGCTCCAGAATATGCCTGCGTATATTCGTGATGAGCGTACCTTTACTCTGACCGGCAAAACCGTTCCGATTGTAAAGCGTGGCTTCCTCACGATTAGCGACTCTCAGGTTGCTGGTCTTCCGATTCCCGGCTATCCGTTCGTTGCGACCGGCGTTGGCCAAATCGCGGTTCTCAGTCCTGTCGCCGCTACCGGCGCGGTATGGCAACCTTACATCCTTGGTCGTATCGCTAGCACGACCGGCTCGAATAACGGTGGTTACGTTGAACTTGAAGTTACTCTCTAATCCAAAAAGGAAAACCACTTAAATGAAAAATCAAAATTATTTGACCGTCGAATTCAAGAAGACTGAAGCTCAGCTCGACTTGATTCGCAAAGCGGGTTCTAAGAACAAGGCTGAATCTCTTGCTGCTGTGGAGGCTATTGCCGCCGTGACTGCGGAGCCTATCCTCCAAAACATTCTTCAGGCCCCTGTTATCTCCAATATGTTCAAGTTCCAAGGCACGATCACGGAGTCGGATATTCCATCCATTCCTCTCGCGCAGTTCTTCGATGTTCGTCAGCCGAACTTCCTGAACGTTTGGACCCAGAGTCAGGCCGGTGGTCTTGCGTCCAACAAAGTTGGCGCGGCCAGCGATTTGTATGTTGATATCTATAACTTGACCAGCGCCGTCAATTTCCCTAAGAAATGGGCTCGTGCATCTCGTGTCGAGGTTATCGGTAACGTTCTTACGAAGCTCGCGCAGGAAGTTCTGACGAAGCGTAATAACAACTCGGCCTATGTTCTCATGGGTTCGCTTGCGGGTGCCCGTATCGACGGTAACTCCGCCAATACCGCCACGAACAATCTTCAAGTTGTTCGCTCTACCACGGCTGGCGTGTTCGGTCTTAATGACCTGAACAATATGGCGGTTAAGTATCGCCGCATCACCGCTTCGTGGGAAGGTGGTACGCCTGCCGGTGCTCGTTATAAGCTGTCTGACCTCCTTGGTTCTCCGGAATTCATGGGTCAAATCCGCTCTATCTCGTATCAGCCGCAGAACACCCGTCCCGGCTCGTTCACTTCTAACGGCGCTACCGCGCTCGCCGCGCCGGAAGCTATCCGCACCGCCGTTTGGAGCGCTGCCGGTATCACATCGTTCTTCGACATGGATATCCATGAGTATAACGAATTTGGTGAATACGTTACTGGTTCGCAAGCCGGTCTCTACAATCAGTATTTTGCTGATGCGGCTGGCAACCTTCAGTTCGCCGATTATGACGGTTCCAACGCCGCGACTTTTGATGCGACGACCTCGCAGATTGTTGTTGGTTTGAATCGTTCGATGTTTGACCTTTTGGGTCTCCGTCGTTCCGACGAACCGTCGCAATGGTCCCTTACCGCTGACGATCAATACGCCTTGCGTGATGATACGGCTGGCTGGTTTGGTTCATTGTCCGAAGGCTTCGTAAGTGTGGACAATCGTGGTAAACTTGGTTGGATTTTCTAACCAGTTACAAATAAATATAGCAAGAAACCCCGAGTTTAATCGCTTGGGGTTTTTTATTTTATAAAATCTTCGTTTTTTGGTGTATCACAAGATATGCCTTCCCTCACTAAGAAAAGAGCCTACAAAGGAACGTCCTTTTGGACGCAAGAAGAAAGAGATATTGTTAAACAATATTTTTTACAACAAGACGGAATTAAAATTATTCAAGAAAAGTTACCTCACAAATCTTACAATTCCATCAAAGGAGAAGGCAATAAGCAAGGATTGATACGAGTCCCGCTAGAGACTAAGGATGAGTCCTTCTTTTCCGTTCCAAACGAAACAAGC